GCAATGACGTTATGGGTAAGGCACTCGTTACTGAGACTCCAATGGGTGAAGTCGTAAAGGGATTGCTTGCTTCCGGCGCACAACTTGGTGTATCAACCCGTGGTATGGGTGAGTTAAGAAAAAGAGATGATGGTGTCATGGTAGTTGCTCCTGGTTATCACTTAGCAACTGCTGCAGACGTTGTTGCAGATCCTTCTGCTCCAAAAGCATTTGTTGAAGGTATCATGGAAAACGTTGATTGGATCTATAATCCAGCAACAGGCGAGTGGATGCAACAAAGAGTTGAAAACTATAAGAAAGCTCTTAAGAAGATGACTATGGATGAGATTGAGGCTTCTAAGTTTGAGATCTTCGAAGATTTCCTAACTAATTTGGCTTCTGGTAGAAAATATCTTTAATTATAACAAATTATAAATATTTGTAAAATTCAATCAAGGAGACTATAAATGTCAGAGATTACTTACGAAGATTATGTAGAAGCCGCAAAACAGCAAGGCTTTGAAATTGAACTTTCAGAAGAAGATTTTGCAGAGCTTTCTGAAGAACAACTAGCTGAACTTTCAACTGCAACTAGAGCATCTTATCGTGCAAAGGCAGGCGAAGATGCAAAGAGTCTTAGAAAGCAAATCGGTGTTGTCAATCAGGTGAAGACTTCAGATCCTGATGTAAAGTCAGCAGCCGCTGATGCAAAGAAAGATATGAAGAGAAAATTGAATAATAGAGTTGATGGCATGTTAAGATCAACACAAAAAGAAGAAGTAGAAATGACAGAACAAGAAATTGCAGAAGGCTCACAGGCAATGGAAACATTGAAGCCAAATTCAATGCCAGCAGCCGATCCAAAGTCACGTGTAGAAATCATGAAGTCCATGATTGGTGCAATGGCTGAAATGCCAAAGAAGGATCTCGTAAAGTGGTTTGATCAGACTCAGGCTCTTTATGGTCCAAACAAGGATTGGGGTGTTGCTGACAATTCAGCAAAGAATAAGTCCTCAATTGACATGAAACCATCTGCTGCCGGTTCAAAGGGTGCAGACGTTAAGGACGCAATGCCAAAGATTTCTATGAAGGAAGATATTGCAGAAATGTTCGAAGGTCAAGAACTTTCTGAAGAATTCAAGGAAAAGGCTTCAACACTATTCGAAGCAGCAGTATCTGCAAGAATCATTGCAGAAGTTGCACGTCTTGAAGAAGAATATGAAGAAAAGCTAAATGAACAAATTGAATCTGTAACTGCAGAATTGACTGAGAAGCTTGACACATATCTTGATTATGTAGTTGAACAGTGGATGGTAGAAAATGAAGTTGCTATCGAAACATCACTACGTAATGAACTAATGGATGACTTCATTGAAAGTCTAAAGGGTGTATTCGCAGAACATTATATTGACGTACCACAAGATCGTCTAGATGTTCTAGAAGCTCTTGCAACTAAGGTTGAAGAACTAGAAGCACGCCTTGATGAAACAATTTCAGAAAACAGCGAATTGAAGAAAATTTCTGTTCAAGTAGAAATGTCTGAAATTTTTGATGAAGTATCTGAAGGACTTGCTCTTACACAGGTAGAACGTTTCCGTTCACTTGCTGAAGGCATCGAATTTGATGGTGATTTAACTGCATATGCAAGAAAGCTAAACATTATCAAAGAATCTCATTTCAGTGAGAAGAAATCATCTTCAATGCTTACAGAATCAGTTGAAGAAGATGGGATTGTAACAGAAGAAGTAGCAGTAGCTCCAGAAATGAAGAGATACATGCAAGCTATTTCTCGTACTGTTAAAAAATAATTTATTATAAATAAAAACATATAACTCTTAAAGGAGAAAATAAATGCTAGCTGAAGAACTTAACGCAAAGTGGAAGCCAATTTTGGAGCACCCAGAACTAACTCCAATTAAGGATCCACACAGAAGACACGTAACAGCAGCTGTTCTAGAGAACACTGTAAATTCACTACGTGCAACTGCTGCACACAATCAGTATATGCTTTCAGAAGATTCACCAACTAACTCAATCGGTGACTTCTCTGGTGCATCAACTGCAGGTGCAATCGACGGTTTCGATCCTGTTCTTATCTCACTCGTTCGCCGTGCAATGCCAAACCTAATGGCATATGACATCTGCGGCGTTCAGCAGATGACAGGTCCAACAGGACTTATCTTCGCAATGCGCGCTCGCTATGCTAACCAGACAGGCGACGAAGCATTCTACAACGAAGCAAACACAGGCTTTGCTACAATCGTTGCTGGAAACACAACATTCGGTCAGGGTACATCTGGTGCTAACACATCAATTCCTGGTCAGACAAACACAACTGCAATGGTTAACACTGCGTTCTACAACACAGGTTCAGGCCTTGCAACATCTTCTGCAGAAGCACTAGGTTCTAACTCAACTCTAGTATTCCCAGAAATGGCATTCTCAATCGAGAAGGTATCAGTAACTGCCAAGACACGTGCTCTAAAGGCAGAATACTCAATGGAACTTGCACAGGATCTTAAGGCAATTCACGGCCTTGATGCTGAAACAGAATTGTCAAACATTCTTTCAGCAGAAATCCTTGCAGAAATCAACCGTGAAGTTGTTCGTACAATCAACATCACAGCTAAGGTTGGTGCTACACAGGGTACAACAACAACTGGTATCTTCGATCTTGACACTGACTCAAACGGACGTTGGTCAGTTGAAAAGTTCAAGGGTCTAATGTTCCAGCTCGAAAGAGAAGCTAACCAGATCGCTAAGGAAACTCGTCGCGGTAAGGGTAACATCGTAATCTGTTCATCAGACGTTGCTTCTGCTCTACAGATGGCCGGTGTTCTTGACTACGCTCCTGCTCTAAATTCAAACAACCTACAGGTTGATGACACAGGTAACACATTCGCTGGTGTTCTAAACGGTCGTCTACGTGTATACATCGATCCATATGCAATCGGTGGTAACTATCTAACTGTTGGTTATAAGGGTTCATCAGCATTCGATGCTGGTCTATTCTATTGCCCATATGTTCCACTACAGATGGTACGTGCAGTTGATCAGAACACATTCCAGCCAAAGATTGGCTTCAAGACTCGTTACGGAATGGTTGCAAACCCATTCGCACAGGGTCTAACAGCAGGTGCTGGTGCTCTTACAACAAACACAAACGTTTACTACCGCAAGGTTATTGTAAACAATTTGATGTAGTACATACATAAACCATATTTTGGTTATAAATATTACCGGGGAAGCAATTCCCCGGTTTTTTATATGGAGAATAAAATGCAAAAATATGGTTTTGTTTATATCTGGTTCGATAAAAAAAGAAAAATGTATTATATAGGCTCACATTGGGGGACAGAAGATGACGGATATATTTGCTCGTCTAACTGGATGAGAAATTCATATAATAGGAATCCACAAAATTTCAAAAGACGCATAGTTAAAAGAATTTTCACAAATAGAATTGATTTACTGAAAGAAGAAGAAAAATGGTTGTTTTTAATAAAAACAGATAAGATGGTAAATTCTAATAAATCATTAGAATCAAGAAAAAATGTAAGGTATTATAATATAACTAAGACTATAAAAAATCCTTGGCATATGACTGAGGAAGGTATTAAAACTGTAGGTGAAAAAATATCTGCTGCTAAAAAAGGTAAATCTACCGGACCATGTTCACCAGAAAAAGCTGCTAAAATTTCAGAAGCAAAAAAATCAAAAAATAGAAAATTTACTGATGAACATAAAGCAAAACTTAGAGCGGCAAAACTTGGCAAAAAATTATCACCAGAACATCGTGCTAAAGTAATAAAAACCTTAAAATATGTCAATGTATAAATAAAAAAAATAAAGAGCCAGATTAACTGGTCTACTAGAGGGGGCTTTGGCTCCCTCTTTTTTTTATAAATATCACAAAAACGGAGATCTGAAATGACTGCAATTGATGACACACCAATTAATAAAAACTTTTTATCACCATTAAATTTTAGATTTCAAATCAAAAAAGCACCATATCTTAATTTCTTCATTCAAAAAGTTAATATTCCTTCTTTATCAATTCAAGATGTTCCAGTTTCTAATCCATTTGTCAAAATCCCATATTCTGGTGATCACATAGATTATGGATCATTCAATGTCACATTTAAAATAGATGAAGATTTCAAAAACTATTTCGAGATTCATAATTGGTTAAGAGGATTGGGATTTCCAGAATCATTTAAAGAATATAATGATTTAGCAGAAGGAAATAAGTTAGAAGGTAATGGATTAGAATCTGATATATCGTTAATTATATTAAATAGCAAAAGAATGGCAAATTATGAAGTTACATTTAGAGATTGCTTTCCTATATCATTATCAGAAGTAGATTTCGATACAACTGATAGCAATGTTAATTTTGTTCAGGCAACATGTGAGTTTAAGTATACTTTGTTTAGCATTGAAAAAATCAGTTGACAGGGTAAATTGATGTTTGTATAATGTTTGGTAACAGTAGAAACATTAGCTAATAGGTTTTATTATGAACATTGAACAAATTGTAGATGAATGGACAATTGATACACAAATCGATCAAACAGATTTATCTACAGAATCACTAAAGATTCCTAAACTACATAACAAATACATTAAAATTCTATACAACGAAAAACTAAGACTACGTAAATTAGATACTGAACTAAAAACTCTAAAACGTGAAAAGTACGAATTCTATACACAAGGTCCATCTAAAGAAACAGAAGAAAAAGGATGGAAATTACCTCCAAGGGGCATGATTCTTAAAACAGATATACCCATGTATCTTGATTCTGATGATGATATTATTAATCTTACACTAAAGATTGGTTATTCAAAAGAGAAAATTGAACTTTTAGAGGAAATTATTAAGTCGATAAATAATAGAGGGTTTAACATTAAAGCTGCTATCGACTGGCATAGATTTACTATGGGTAATTAATGGATTGTGTAAGAGTAAAAAAGTATAATGAAACATATAATAAGATAATATGTGATCCTAGTATAGCACAAGAGTTATCTGAACATTTTTCATTTTACGTTCCTGGATATAAATTTATGCCGTCCTACAGAAATAAAATGTGGGACGGCAAAATCCGTTTGTTCAACGTAATGAACTGTATGTTATATTCAGGGTTGTTACAATATGTTGTAGAATTTTGTGAAAAACGAAAGTATGAAATAGTATTTGAAGATAACTATTCAGACAATGAATTTTCTTTACTTGAATGTAAATCATTTTTAGATACATTAAAATTAAATCTCGAACCAAGAGATTATCAAATAAATGCGTTGGTTCATGCTATAAGAAAAAATAGAGGATTGTTGTTATCACCAACAGCATCTGGTAAATCATTCATAATTTACTTACTAACGAGGTATTATGCGTCCCGCACTCTTATTATTGTACCAACTACTTCTCTTGTTAGTCAGCTTGCCTCTGACTTTACTGATTATGGTTTTGCTTCCGATAAGTACGTACATAGAATATACTCAGGACAAGATAAACAAACAGATAAACCAATTACCATCTCAACCTGGCAGTCGATATACAAACTTCCTAAAGCGTATTTCGAACAGTTTGATGTGGTCATAGGTGACGAGGCACATCTGTTTAAAGCAAAATCTCTTATGTCAATTATGGACAAATTAGGTAATTGCAAATACAGATTTGGGTTTACTGGTACATTAGATGGTACGCAAACACATCAATTGGTTTTAGAGGGACTGTTTGGTCCTGTTAAGCGTGTCACTGCAACTCATGAACTCATTGAGAAAAAGCATCTAGCAGAGTTTGATATTAAATCAATTGTATTGACTTATCTTGATGATGTAAAGAAAAATGTTTCTAAGATGAACTATCATGATGAGTTGAGTTTCATCATATCATATCAACCTAGAAATAATTTTCTTAAGAATCTTGCATTATCTTTAGATGGAAATACATTATTGTTGTTTCAATTCGTTGACAATCACGGTAAAGTATTGTATGATTTAATCTCTAAAGAAGCGAAAGATAGAAAAGTATTTTTTGTTTCTGGATCAATTGATGGCGAAGAACGTGAAAGAATACGAAAGATAGTAGAAACCGAAAAGAATGCTATTATTGTGGCATCATTTGGAACATTTTCTACTGGTGTGAATATCAAAAATCTTCACAGTATTATATTTGCATCACCTTCTAAATCAAGAATTAGAATTCTACAATCTATTGGACGTGGATTGAGAAAATCAGAAACAAAAACGAATTCTATTCTATATGACATAGCAGATGATTTGTCTTGGAAATCAAAACAAAATCATACTCTAAGACATTACTTAGAGAGAATCAAAACATACAACGAAGAAAAATTTTCGTATAAAATATATAGGGTTAATATAAAATGACAATTAGTTTAATCAAATTAGTAAACGGTGAAGAAATACTTGGATCTATCATATCTAATGATGAATATGGTATAAGAGTTCAAGACCCTTTACTTATTTCAATTGAAAGAGATTTTAAAACAGGTCTATCTGGGTTAACATTGGTAACATATATCCCATATGCAGATGAAAAAAATATTATATTGAATAATAATTCAGTCATAACATTCACAGAAGTTGATATTTACATGACTGAATATTATGAAAAATCATTACAATATAATAAAAAGTATCATGATAAGAAATATAAGCATAACATTAACTATGCTATCAGTCAAATTGATACTATTTTATCTGATGAACCGGTTAAAACAAAAAAGAAAACCGAACCTAATAACAATGTGGTTTATACATCTTTCAACATTTCAAGTAACACATATAACTAAAAATGGCAAAAAATTACGTTAACAACAAAGATTTATATGAGGCAATGTGTAAGTATCATAGTTCTGTAAAGGATTATGAGAAAGGTTTATTAAACAAAAAACCCCAAATACCTAACTACATTGGTGAATGCATATATTTAATTTGCACTCGACTATCATATAAACCAAACTTCATTAATTATTCTTACAAAGAAGAAATGGTTGGGGATGGATTAGAGAATTGCATTGTTGCAATTGATAATTTTAATCCAGAAAAGTCTGCAAATCCTTTCGCATATTTCACGAAAATTGCATACAATGCTTTTATTAGACGTATTTTAAAAGAAAAGAAACAAACGTATATCAAGCATAAAAATTTTGAAAATTTATATTCATTAGATGAAATTGAAGGTGTTTTTAAAGATAACCATTCATCTAGTCAATACTCGAATGATTATTCAAATGAAATTATTTTAGCATTTGAAGAAAAAAATAATGTAAAAATAAATCAAAAAAAGTTAACAAAAACAAACGCAAACTTATTTGAAGAGGAAAACGAATGAAAAATTTGCATTTAATCCCTCCATCTGTAATAGATATTGCAGAAAAATATAGTTCACCTATAGCACAACAAAATGAAAAGATGAATTATATTTTACGACTAGAGGCAACAAGAAATTTTTGTGATGAAATTATTAAGAAGCATAACGATCAAAATATGATCTTTGCTAAGAAAAAAGTTAATAGATGAAAATCATTATTTTATAAATATTTTTACATATGCCCAAATAAAAGGACATGGTAAATGATATTTACAAAAAATAAATACACTAAATGGTATTTCAATATTATTG